ACAATATTGATGAAGGTGACCTCCGAATCAAAGCAGTTCGGAAGATCACCCATTCAGTAGATCGGATTGCGCTCGATGAGATTTGGGGCGACCTGACTGATGAAGAAAAAGAGGCCATTGACTTTAAGCCTTCACTCAAATTGAAGGTTTATAAAACTATCGAGCATGGTAGGCTCGATGATGCTATTGAAGTAAAGCCAGCGATGCCTAGCATCACTGTGTCATTACTCGGAGAATGACCTCCCCAATAAGTTGCCATTGGATTTGAGACGGTTGACGTGGGCCAACCGTAAAAGGCAACAAGCCCACAAACTTACTGAACTTAACACTTAAAACTTATGGAGAAAATAATGAACATTCCTGTAACTTTTGATCCTTGTGGTCATTATACTCATCTGTCTGATGATGATATGATTGAAGCCTGTGGCTATATCCCCAGTTTCCTTATTGAAGGCCATAGAGACAAGATGACAGCTGTTGATGCAATCAAAACATACTATATATGTGGCTGGAGGCCAATGGAAGGATTCACAGTCAAAAATGAGGCATTGCAATATCCAGATGATCCTGATATCCACCCTTATGTTCGTATAGAGTATTCAAACGATGAGACTGTTTGGATTTTCCCATATGGTTGGACTAGAATCAATGATGAAATTTCGAGGCTAGACTAATGGCCAAGAAAATCAACTTTGACAATATTCTTATTGAGCATCGCCCGAATACTGCACCCTATGAAGGGTTGACATGGTTCTACACATTCGGAGGCGATATGGCAGGTTGGGCTCGTTCTGAGGAAGAGGCCACTCAACAAATTGAGAACTGGATTAAATCTAGTGGCAAGAAAAGAGCTAGAAAGATTCCAGAGGGAGGTGTTTATGTTGTTAACAAAAAAGCAAGTTAATACATTAGGCCAGATCATATCAAAGAACTATTCTGTTGACACAGTAATGGTAGATAGACACCAAAATGGTGTGATTCACTTTCTTGCCTATGATAAACATCTTGTCTGTCAATTAGAGGGCAAAATTGATCCGAATGGTGTCAATCATTATTCAAAACAGATTGATGACTTTGGCGCAATTAATCCAGATCCACTCAGAAGAAATGGAGCATTGTGATGCGACTTACTACGGATCAAATTGATAAGTTGTGTGACCTAAAGGGCAGGTATACTGATTGTGATGTTGTAGAGCTTTATATACCAATGGCTATGCCTCCAGGCTATATCAGCTTTCTGCTTGAAGATGGTGATGAGCGTTTATTGCTCGAAGGCTGTGTCACTCCGACAGGCGAGGTGCACACATGATTGCTACGTATCACGACAACAAGATGGCTGAGCAGCTCAAAGAGGTGGCCCGCAAATATAGGCATGATAAAGAGCAAATGCATGTAGAAGCAGAGCGGGTACTATTGAGATATTTACGCGAGCATGGTGCAGTTAAAACAATTGACACTTGGCTTAAAATGGCAGATGGATGGTGGTACGCATGAAAATAAACATTAAATCAACAAAGGATATTGCCCTAGATCATGGGATTAAAACAGTCCTATACGGCTTTTCCGGCGTAGGCAAGACGGTTATGTGCTCTACCGCTCCAAAGCCTATCATTTTATCAGCAGAGGGCGGTCTACTCTCTCTACACGGTAAAGACATCCCTTTCTTTGAGGTATCCTCTATTAAGGATATTGGAGCGGCCTTTGAGTATATCAAAAAGTCCGACGATTACGATACTATCTGCCTAGACTCTCTATCCGAAATTGCTGAGGTGGTGCTAGGCGAATTCAAGAAGGAAGTGGCAGATGGCAGACAGGCTTACATGAAGCTATCAGAATCGTTTGGCGCACTTATCCGCAATTTTAGGGATCTACCGAATAAGAATGTAGTATTTGTTGCCAAGGCCAAGTCTGTTGAGGATGATGAATCGGGGGTCACACGCATTGAACCCTATCTTCCAGGGAAGGTGCTGCCATTCAACTTGCCATACCTCGTGGATGAAGTCCTGTACTTCGACGTTGACAGAAAAGGCAATCGGTTAATTCAAACTGTTGCTAACCGAAAGTATGTAGCTAAGGACAGATCGGGTAAGCTGGATCCAAAGGAAGCACCAGATTTCACGGCGATTTTTGATAAAATCAGGAGCTAATCATGGAAGAAGATGAAATTTGCATTTTATTGCCAATAAAGGACGATCATACTTGGGGATCATTTTACGAGTATATTGCTGGGATGACAGCACCTCTGATCTACCCAGAGCTTGGTGATGAGGGTAAGTGGATTGCTGCAAAAGTTGTTTTGGCTGCGTATATTAAGGCAAGAATGCACGCGCCAGTCCAGCAAGACATTGAGCTCTTTATTGACTATTATATCAAAAGGGTAATGGGGCTTGCACCAAGCGGTAGAGAGATGCATTGAAGAATAGGTTGGCCATATCCCTTAATTGTGGTACTTTTGAACTTAAACTTATGAACTTATAGGAGTATGTAATATGGCTATGTTGCCTAGTGTTTTTAATACAGATGATCACAAAGAAGCTGCTGGATTTGAGCCAATTCCGGCTGGCGATTATCTTGCAGAGATTATCAAGTCTGAGGTGAAGGATACAAAGGATGGTACTGGAAAGTATATCTCCCTTCACTTTAAGATTGTTGATGGAGAGTATGCAAAGCGCCTTGTTTTTGCTAACCTCAACATTGTTAATAAGAATCAGCAGGCAGTAGAAATTGCTCAAGGTGAGCTCAAGTCCATCTGTGTTGCTGTAGGCTTTGATGGTGAGCTTGAGGATACTGCTGATCTGCACAGTGTTCCTCTTGGCATTAAGGTTGCTATTCAGGAGGCGACTGCAAAGTGGCCAGCTAAAAATGTAATCAAAAAATATTTCAAGGAAGAGGATATGCCTGAAGTAGACGAGAATCCATTTAGCTAAATGAAAGGCGGTGTGGCCCCTACCAAACAGGGGCTTTAATTGATAAGCACAATCTATGAGGGTGCGTTGAGGATTTACTGGACAAAGCCGTCAACGATAATAGCACTAGGCAGACTTGAACTATGCTGACCTCGCCAGTAGGCAATAATTACGGATTGTGCTTTTCAATTAAGCAAAGGAGAAGTGATGAAGATACTAGATGAGATTTTGATAATCATTAAAAGTGGCAATATTAAGCCACAGAAGAAGCTGCGGATGATACAACGATTGATTGAAGAATATGATATGGCTGAGGATCAGTAAATGGCACCATTACCACCAAAAGATTTGATTGCCGATGCAATTGAAGGCGTAAAGATTCGTGATGAAAAGCCTCGTGATTATCTAGGCTATTCTGGTATGGGCCACCAATGCCAAAGATTGTTAAAACTGCAACTGCATTGGGTGACTAAACGGTGGCATCAGCCTAGAGTTGAGCGCATCTTCCGAAGAGGTGACTACGAAGAAGAGGTTATTGCTGCCGACTTTGAGAGAATTGGGATTAAGTTATTTGATGATCAGCTAGAAGTAATCGGTGGTCATGGCTACGCCAAGGGTCATATTGACGGGAAAGTGACAAACATTCCTGGGCATGATGGCGAGATCATGCTATTTGAAGCCAAGACTATGAATGATAAGCGCTTCAAGGAATATCTCAAGGTTGGCTTGCGTCAATGTAGCCCTGTGTACTACGGCCAAATTATGTCATACATGGGTAAATTAGGTCTAACGAAGTGCCTCTATGTAGTCGCCAATAAGAATGACGAGCATCGCAACTATCAAATCATGGATTTTGACGTAGCGGAATACAAGAGATTGGAAGATATTGCTAGTGCCATCCCATTGACGGACACACTACCAGAGAAAATAGGTGGCAAAACTTGGTTTGCTTGTAAGTTCTGCGATGCTAAGGATTTCTGTCATAATAATGCAAAACCACGAGTGACTTGTCGAACTTGTACATATGTTACATTAGAGGGTGATGGTAAGTGGGGCTGTAGCAAACATGATATGAGCTTTTTGTCTTATGACAATCAGTTAGAGGCATGCCCAGATTATGATGTAGATGAAATGTTCTATGGTTAAGCTAAGGCCATACCAAAAGGCTGCTGTCGAAGCGCCTTTCAAATATTGGAAGAAAGACCCAGATGGGCACCCTGTAATCGGGGCTCCAACTGGTGCTGGTAAAACCTATATTATTGCTGGTATCATTGAGTATACTATGCGAAAGTGGAAGGGTGTCAATATCCTTGTAGTTTCACATACTAAAGAAATTGTGAGTCAGGATGCAAAAGCTATTGAGACTCTAACAAAGCGACCTGTTTCTGTATACTCTGCCGGACTAGAATCAAAAGAGATCGGCCAAATTACAGTCGCAGGCATTCAGTCTGCCTATAGGAACATAGAGGCATTCAAGCAGTTCGATTTTATTATTGTGGATGAGTGCCACTCTATCCCTATGGACGGAAATGGCATGTACCGAACCTTCCTAAATGGTGTAGGTAAGGCTAAATATCTAGGCTTGTCAGCTACTCTATTCCGATTAGGTGGCGGCTATATCTATGGGCCTGATAAGCTCTTTACGGGGATTGCATACGATCTGACAGGTAAGAAACATATGCGCCAGCTTATTAAGGATGGGTTCCTATCCAAACTTAAAACTATAGCTACACAGATTGAACTCGATACAACAGAGATCCGAACTCAGGCTGGTGACTTTAAGATTGATGATATGTTGCATAAGTTTGATCGGCAGCCTATTACAGATGGTGCTATTGCAGAGATCATTAAGCATGGCCAGGATTACAAGAAATGGCTTATCTTTGCCATTGACATCGAGCATGCAGAGCATATCGCAGAGACATTAATTCGGAATGACATTATGGCTAACGTTGTTCATTCTAAGATGGAGGAGGATCGTGACAGTGTTATCCGCAAGTTTAAAAATGGGCATTACCGTGCTTTGGTTAATGTTAATATTCTCACCACTGGTTTTGATGATCCTGAAATTGATCTTATTGCACTCCTTCGCCCAACTAAGTCGCCTGTTCTTCATGTTCAGATGATTGGTAGAGGGTTGCGTATTGCTCCAGATAAAGAGCATTGTCTAGTGCTAGACTTTGGTGGGAATACAAATAGACTTGGCCCTATTGATGACGTATTAGTGAAGGTGAGAAGGAAGGGTGCAGGTGGCGATCCGATTACTAAAACATGTCCTGTATGTGATGCTATACATCATGCGGCTGTTAGAGTATGCGAGTTCTGTGGCCACAAGTTCCAATTTAAACATGGCCTACAGGACTCATCGGGCAATTCTGTTGTAACTGAGGATACTAGATGGTTTAAGGTTGATGATGTAAAATATTCAATCTCTACAAAACCGAATAGACCCGATTCGTTGCTAGTAATCTATGTATGTGGATTGCGGCAATTTAAGGAGTGGCGCAACTTCGACCACGGAGGCTATTCGCGCCATGTGGCTAAACATTGGATTTCATATAGAGGAGGTGAAGCAAATACAGTAAAGGAAGCATTTGATCAAAGTCATGAGTTGGCTAAGCCGAAGCGTATCAAAGTGAATGCTAGTGGGCGCTATCCATCGATTGATGATTACGAGTTTGATTAAATACCCCTTTATGAATATGAAAAATAATTGAATAACATGAATTTATACCTATATAAAAATTTTTAATTTAATATTTAGGTAGTTATTCTTGGCCAAATGTAGTATAATACCCTTTCCGCTAGGGTAATTTTAGGCGGTAATCTTTTTAAAATATAATTGGAGAATGAATAATGAGTGACGCAATTAAGGCAGCATTTGATGCAGCAATCGCAGATGGTAAGGGTGCAGATGAGGTTAAGGTTGAGATGATCAAGGCAGGCTGCCAGTTCAAGGATACCGGTAAGTTGTACAAAGAGTGGGCTATCGAGGCTGGCATCATGGTTGACGCTAAAGAGCGTGCTGCTAAGGTTGATGAGATTCTGTCAACTTTTAGTGACCTTGATACTGAAGGTGGCTTTAATGATGCTATGGACGAGATCATGGCTAAGATCAATGGAACCAATGCCAAGCAGGCTGGCGCTCTGATCCGCTCTTGGTGTAAGAAGAACGAGGTTGCTGTTTACAAGAAGCCAAAGGGTACTGGCACTCGTGCTAACAAGGAAGGTTCACACGCTTTCTTCCTGAATGCTCTGCGTGATAATCCTCATATGACTGAGGATGAGATGAATGCACTGATTGAGGAAAAGGGTTCTAAGACAACCAAGACTTCATGGCGTAGCTATTACCAGAACATTCGTTCTCTAGTAAATGACATTGCTGCTTAATCTAAGCACAATCTAAATGAGAGAAGCAGGGCGATCGTGTCCTGCTTTTCTCACATCTGGAGATAATGCTTTTATGAAATGCTTGGCTTGTAAGCATGCAAAAACAATTTTAGACGATGATGGCACTCACACATTTTGTAGTTTGGATACACCTTGTGATAATCATCATTTATTTGAACCACTTGATAATCCAACGGATTTTGTTGCTGAAATGGTTGTTGAGGCAGATTCTGCTCTTAACGAGCAAGAGGGTGGCGATCATTACAAAAAATATAAGATCCAGCCAATTGAGTTTTGCTATCACAATAAGATCCCAGCAATTGAGGCATCTATTATTAAATATGTGACTAGACACAGAGATAAGAATGGTATTGAAGATGTAAATAAGGCCATTCACCTATTAGAGATTTTGAAGGAGCTGGAATATGGCAGTTAGACTGGCATTTGATACAGAAACCACAGGACTGCTAAAGTCTGATAGTAATGACATTAAGGAGCAACCATATATTATTGAATTCTATGCTTGTAAGCTAGATGACGATTTTAATTTGTTGGATGAATATGAAACATTTATTAAACCGCCTGTGCCGATTACTCAAACGATTACAAAAATTACCGGCATTACAGAAGATGATGTCAAGGATGCGCCGACGTTCCTCGATGTGTATGAAGAGATCGGATCCTTCTTCGTCGGAGTGGATGAGGTAATAGCCCATAACTTGCCGTTTGATCGATCTATGCTTGCTAATGAGTTAATCCGAATCAATAAACTGATTAATTTCCCATGGCCAATGAAGCATACCTGTACTGTAGAAATGTCTATGGGCATTGAACAACGTAGATTGACTCTTAACTCGCTGCACGAATATGCAACAGGGAAACCTATGGCTAAGGCGCACAGAGCTAAGGGTGATGTATTTGCGCTAGTTCGTTGCTATCACTGGTTAATGGAGCAGAAAAATGGGTGATCTATCTACACATCATGATGACTGGAAGAAGCGCCTAACAAAAATTATTGTTGATGGCGTTGTCCGAACCAAGCTAGAATATGCCAAAGAGGTGTATGAATATCAATGCTATTGTAAAGAGGAGAATTCCAAGAAGGGAGGCTCAACATTTACAAATAATATGGTGACGTGGTTCGGTGAGAATAAAGACTCAAGTAGTCAATTAGCAGCAATCGGAAAAGACTATGATCGACTTGTTACAAGAGTAGAGAGATTGCCTTCTGCTCAATCTAGCTTATATCTTATTGCTAAGTTTGATGATAAGATGTTTGCAAAGGCTGTCTCTAATAATGTCATTAAGCAGTCTGTTACTACAGCAGGCATTAAGAAGTTTATTAGTGATATTGAGAATTTGGAATATCACAGTGAGCAAAAGAAGGTCACAGAAAAGGCAGAGGAGCGTGAAAAGGAGGCCATTGAAAAAGAGAACAATATTCCTAGTGAAGAATTGCTAGAAGATGATGGCCTTAAACTGCTCGGAGTTGACGATGACGGAAATGAGATCTGGGGAACTGCAGAAACGTCTGCTGATGACCCAAAAGAAGTTGTTGCGAAAGAAACGACAAGAAATCCTGATTTCGATAGGGATGGTGTTGTTGATTCTATTATCAAATTTGTTATGGCACAATCTACCAAATTAAGCGATGATGATTTGGTTGATTTTGAAGATTATGTAAGGAGTTATTAAGATGAAAAAGGTTGACCCAATTAAAGTAAAAATTCTTGATGGTAATGCAATCATTCCAAGTCGTGCTCATGATAATGACACTGG